CCTTGCGTTTTCCTCTGACCTGCGCCAGACCAAGAAATCCAAGGCGTGGAAAAATTACAACCTGTCCGGTATCGCGTCGGAAATCGCGGCCAACGGCGGCATGAGCTGTCAGTACGAAGCCAGCGCAAACCCGTCCTATGACCGGGTGGAGCAGACCAGGCAGAGCGACATTGAATTTTTACGGAAACTGTGCCAGGACGCCGGAATCTCCATCAAGGTCACGGACGGGAAACTTGTGCTGTATGACCAGGCGGAGTATGAAGCGAAAGCGCCGGTCCTCACCATTGAAGAAGGAGCGAAGGGCGGGTACATCAAGTACAAACTGCACTCCGGTTCGGCGGACACCAAGTATTCCAAGTGCCGCGTCCGATACATGGACCCGAACACGGGGAAGTGCATCGAAGGGACGGCGGAGGACGGAGACGTTTCCGGGGACCAATGCCTGGAAATCAAGGCGAAGGTCGGGAGCGTGGGCGAGGCGCAAGCGCTGGCAAAGAAGCATCTGCGCCTGCACAACAAGCTGGCGAAAACCGTCACCTTCACCCTGCCGGGAGACGTGGGGCTTGTGGCCGGGGTCACGGTCCAGCTCAAAGGCTTTGGCGGCTGGGACGGGAAATACATCGTCACCAGAGCGGTCCATACGGTGGGCGGCGGCGGATATACCACGCAAATCACGATACGGAAGGTGCTGGACTACTGATGAACATTGAGGACATCGTGCGGGAGGGGAAAGTAACCGCCGTGGACAACGGAAAGCGCATTGCAAAGGTGTGGTTTGATAGCATGGGGATTGAATCGGACTGGCTTCCAGTGCTGATAACCCGTGATTTTATACCAGACTACGATGTGCCGCAGCGGACGGAGTTTGAGGCGGGCGGTTCCGGGGACCCGGCGTTTGCGAGCCACAAGCACGATTTGATTATCAAGCCCTATATGCCAAAGGTCAACGACCTGGTGCTGGTGCTGTACTTCCCTGTGTTCAACGGGGACGGGGTGATTTTGGGAGGTGTGAAGCCGTGGCGCTGATTGGCTACCTGGGGAAAAGCCCGGACGATGGGATTTCGTTCATCGTATCCCGCGAGGTATTCCGCACGCCTAAAAATCTGAAATGGAGCGGGTCGGTCCGGTATGCCACCCACGAGCGGCACAACACACACGCGCTGACAGAGTTTACCGGGATAGACCCGGACCGCTTTTCGTTCGACATCCTCCTGACGGCGGAAATGGGCGTGGACCCGCTGAAAGAAGTCGTCAAGATTTGGAACTACGAGCGGGACGGGGAGGGGCTGGGGCTGGTCATAGGCGGGAAAGCCTACGGGAAATATCGTTGGAACATCGTGAATCACGAAACCAAGATAGAGTACACCGATGGAAACGGGGATATGTACGCCGTGGAAGTGTCGGTGGAGCTTCTGGAATATCTGAAAGGAGAGGACCAGAATACCAGCAGCGCGGCCCCGGCTCCAGCACCAGCACCGGAGGCGGCGGCAGATACCGGCGGCGGTGCATCCGACGGCGGGTCCGGCGGAACGACCTACACCGTCAAGAAGGGGGACAACCTCTGGACGCTTGCCAAAAAGTTCTACGGGAGCGGCGCGGACTACACCAAAATCTACGAGGCAAACCGGGACACGATAGGGAAAAATCCGAACCTTATCTATCCGGGGCAGACGTTCACGATTCCGGGATAAGGGGGGCGAGAGGATGGAGTACACTGTTTCCGCAACGGACCTTGCGAACATCCAACTGAACGAAGAGGACCGGGTGAAGGAAATCCTGCGCAACGTGGCCGTTATCCTGGCGACGCCGAAGGGCAGCGTACCTATGTACCGGAGTTTTGGGCTGGACATGAGCTTTTTAGACAAGCCTATGAATCTGGCAAAAAACATGGCCGTTATCCCGGTGCGGGAGGCAATCGAGGAATGGGAGCCGCGCGCGGAATACAAGGATATAAACCTGTTCTTTGACCCGTCCAATCCGGGGAAGCTGGCCTTTACTGTGCAAATCGAAATCAAGGCAGGTGATTCAGCATGAGCAGACCGGCGGAATACAAATTTATCCCCACGGACCCGGAGGACATTGTGATATGGCTGACGGCCATTTACGAAGAAATCATGGGCGTCACCGTGCAGCCCGCCAGCCCGGAGCGGCATTTTATCCAGTGGATGGCGGAAGCAATCGTGCTGGAGCGGGTGCTGACCAACTACACGGCCAACCAGAACATCCCAAGCCGGGCGGTGGGGGAAAACCTGGACGCGCTGGCGGAACTGTTCTACACCCAGGAGCGACCGCAGGCCAAGGCCGCGACCTGCACCATGCGCTTTACCATTTCCGAGCCGCAGGCGTTCGCCGTGCTGATACCGAAGGGGACCCGCGTGACCGACGCCGTGCAGACCCTTGTGTGGGAAACGCTGGCGGACGTGTATGTGGAAATCGGGAAAGACCATGTGGATACAAAGGTCCAGTGCCAAACAAAGGGAAAGCGGGGAAACGGATATGTGGAAGGGCAGATAGATTCCATCATTGACCCGTTCGCCTACTCCCTGTCATGCGAAAACTTGACCGAATCGGACGGGGGCGCGGACGCCGCCACGGACGAGGAATTTTACGAGTTGCTGCGCCTTAGTATGGACGGCTATAGCTGCGCCGGAGCGCGGGGCGGATACATCTACTTTGCCAAGCAGGTCAGCACCGAGATTGCCGACGTGATAGCGGCCTCTCCTACGCCGGGGGTGGTGAAGCTGTACGTCCTGATGGACGACGGAACACCGGCCACAGAGGAAATGAAGGAGCGGGTATTGGCGGCGTGCAGCGCCGACGACGTGCGCCCGCTGACGGACTTTGTTTCCGTGGAGGACCCGGAGGACGTGGAGTACAATGTACGCCTTACCTTCTACACGCAGGAGGGAGCCGCAATCAGCGGCGAGGCCCTGGAGGCGGCGGTGCGCGACAAGGTGGAGCAATACACGGCCTGGCAATGCGCAAAGCTGGGGCGGGACATCAACCCGTCGCGGCTTATCGCTATGCTGATGGAGACGGGTATTAAGCGAGTAGACGTTGAGGAACCAGCCTTTACTTCCCTGAAAGACGGGAGTGGGACGGACGCGCCGCAGCTTGCCCGGCTGGCCGGTCCCCCGGCAATCATCAACGGAGGGTACGAGGATGAATGATTCCGAGCTGGGCATTACCAGGGAAAATCTTCTGCTTATCGTACCCCCTGCACTGACCCATGACCCGGCTATGATGGCGCGTGCGGCGGCGGACGCCGAGGCGCTGACGGCACGGCTGGCGGAAATCGACCAGGTGCGCGTTATCTCCAATATCGACGGCCTGAATGAAACCGTGCTGGATATTCTGGCGCGGGACTTCAAGGTGGATTGGTGGGACCCGGAGTACAGCGTCGAAGAGAAGCGACGGACCCTGAAAGGGAGCTGGCGGGTACATAAGACCTTGGGGACCAAGGCGGCGGTGGAGACGGCTATCCGGGCCATTTACCCGCTGACCACCGTGGAAGAGTG